ATAATCTAATTTATCTTCATCTATTTTAAATATTCTTATTCTCTTGTTTGTATCTTTAATATGTTCTATACATTTTTCCTTTATAAATTCATCTTGCTTTTTTACAAATTCAACATTCCAACTTTCTACAATAGAATAAATATTTTCTTTCATCTTTAATCCTTCCTTTCACATTTTTCTAATGACTTTTTATATGTTTTATCACATTTTTGTAAGGACTTTTGCTTCTTTCTTTCTGGACAATCTTTGCATATTTCTTTGTTTGTTGCTTTTAAGAATCCATCGCATATCCAATAACCATCTCCGAAATTTTTATTTAGCCATTTACATTCTATCTTTTCATTTTCCATAGATTAGTCCTCCTTAAAAATCTTTTCTAAAATAAAATCTATTATAAAAAACGGTAATAAAACAATATAAGCAATTATGGTAAAAATAAATTCTTTAAAATTGTTTTCTTCTATATACATATATCTACTCCTTTTCTAAAAGCTCTTTCATTTTGTTTACAACATAATCTTCACATTCATCTATTAATCTTTTGTTTGATAGTTTGCCTGTTGTCATATCGCAAGTAGTTGTTGTTTCAAATCTTCTTTGTACTGTTTTATCCATAATTACGTTGTATAATAATTTTAATAATCTTAATTCCTCTTTCTTATCCATTTATTACTCCTTTTCTAAAAGTGATTGCAAAACACTAATATAATGTGCATATCTTGTTATGACAATTGTATCTTCTGGTTCATTAATTAACTTTTTACTTCTAATTTTTTTAATCTTATTTTCATATTCTTCTATTTTTGCTTTTATTTTGTCTTTCCACTTCTTATTAGCATAAGTTTTTCCTAAATTGTAAGCTGTATTATAAAATTTATTTTTATCTTTTAATTCTTCTATTTCTTTATCTTTGCTAATAATAGTTTGCCTATATTCTTCTAGTATTTCTTCCTCTACACCTTTGCATATTTTTTCTGTAAGTTTATCACTTAATTCTTTATTTTTCTCTTTTTCTTTTTCATAAGCTGTATATAATGTTGCTATTGCAGTTATACTAATAGAACCTTCATAATCTAAATAATTTTCAACTTCTTTTCTTGCTTCTTCTATATTCATTTACTTACACCTCTCTTCAAAGTATTTTATTACCCATTCTTTATCATGAATTGGTGTGGTTAATTGTTCTGCCATTTCTTGTATCATTTTATCTTTCTGTTTTACTACATCTAATAAATCATTTATTCTATTATTAGCTTCATATAAATCTGCTTCTGCTTTATCTCGACCGGTCTGCTATCTTCATTATCGCTTCAAATAATCTTTTAGCTTTATCATTTAATTTCTCTGGTTGAACTTCGTGTAATTCTTCAAAAACTTTATTTGCTTCCTTATCAGTCATCTTCTACCTCCAAATCTTTTAAAAATGATTGTAAAATTATTTTTGCATCATAAGTTCCATCTTTTACTTCTTCTATTTTTTTTAGTATATATTCTCTTAATTCTTTTACATCTATTACTTCTCTATATGTTTCATCATATTTGTCATACATCAATATTTTTTTCATTCTTTTACACCTCACAATTCAAAATCTTCATCTCTATCTTCTAAACACCATCTATGTAATGTTGCTTCTAGTTGTTGTATTCTGCCTTTTTTTATATCATCTTCTATTTGCTCTATTTCTCTTAAAACTCTGTTTCTATCTTCGCCATTCAACATATCTTCTTGTAACAAAAAACGTCTTTTATAATCTTCTATCGCTCTTACTGTTAATCTTCTTGCTAGTTCTTTATAGTCTACCTTGCTCATTTGTTTTCCTCCTTACTATTCATAACATTTATTAATGCTGTTATAAGTACCCCTAAAGGGAATCCACTTATAATTCCTGCTATATATGCTACTATCATTTTTTTACACCTCTTTTATTTCTAAAATAACCTTACTTTCTTTTCCATACTCAAATGTATCTGTAAATCCTATTACACAATTTCTGTTATCATTTTGTAATTTACCTGCTTTTACCATTGAGTCTAATATAAACTTTTTAGCAAAACATACATTATCTAAATCTCTTCTTTTATTTTCTTCTACCCAATGAAAATGTATATTTATAGGTTTTGTATAATTAGGTAGTTTATTAATAAAAAACATAATGTCATTTTCTACTTTCTTTTTCATATTAGCTCCAGCATATTTATTCTTTCTACATTCTAATATATAATTATTTAAACTTGGTAATCTAAAAGGTATTATTACTTTGTTTTCCATATTTCCTCCTGTTTCCAATTTTCTTTTTTAACATACTTACAATCTTTTAATCCTCTAAACTCTGGCATTTCCAACCTGTTACATCCTGTACATAAATTATTCTTTATTGCGGTAGCACATATTCCGTTCTAGTTTTGGATATTTCATTATCTATTTTCTCCATTCTTTGATTTTTGAGTATCTTTATATTTATCCCATAAAACAACATTATGCCCTACTACTCTCCAGTCTGCATCTAATCCATCTACATATACTATTTCACATTCTTTACTAAATGTTCCTCTTGCTATTGGTAAATCTGTGCCTTGCTTTAATCTTTTTATTATTACATAACTTTCATATCCTTGCTTATTTGCTTTGTTTAATAAATTAATAACATCTTCTTTTTTCTTAAATGTAAATGCTTCAACATTGCTTTTTGATTTTAAATATACCTTGAAATAATTAGTCATTTTTTTCGTTATCCTCCATTATTTTTATCCCATCATCTTTTAGTGCTTTTTTATATTCTTCTCTTTCAAATTCGTTTCTGTAAAGTCCTCGCATTGTTGCTGATAAATCATTCATTACACTTGCAAGTCTTTTATTCCCAAACTTTGTATATTCATTAAAATGTAATGTATACATCATTGCTACATCTAAATCTTTAAATGTTTCACTTAACCAATTAACATATTCTTTCTTGTATATTTCGTAGTATTTATTATGTAATCTGTTTTCAAAGTCTTGTGCCCATTTTATTATTTCTTTTTTATCTTTGTTTTTAGCACATCTTTGAAGTCTATTTAATTCGTTTGTATCTAACATTTTTAAATAATCGTTTTTATCCATTTATGCCTCCTTTCTATAATGTAGTAAATCCACCTAAAACTTCATCTGAACTTACTTCTTGATATTTTTCTATTTCTTCTATTAATTCATTTACTTTGTTGTAAATTTTAAATATTTCATCAATATATTTGTTGCATTGTTCAGGGTGTTCATCTAAATAATTACAACCATTATATAGCCTATTAAGATTAAAATTATAATCCATTTTCAACTCTTCTAACTTTGCCATGGCAATTCCTCCTTTGAACTATTTTCATAATTGTATTTTATTTTTTCTTTTTCTTCATTATACAATTTTCTTGATGGTATAAATGTTCTTAATTCTCTATCATACTGCAATCCTACTAAACTTGTTTTAAAGTTCTGTCCTTTTGTTTTTATTATTTCTAATACAGTATCTACAGTATTTAAGTCATAATCTAAATTAAACAATTCTTTTTCAAGTTTTTCTTTTTCTTTGTTATCATTTCTTATTTTGTCCATTCTCATTATTGATATTATGTTTCCTGCTTTATTGCTTAAATTACTGCTTCCTAAAATATCATGTTCAGATAATCTTACTTGAAATCTCTCTGTTTTTCTAGGATGTGCAACCAAATGTATATGTACTTTTTTATTTACTGCAAAAGTTCTTAATTTTTCCATTATGTTTGTTTGTTCTTGAAATACATTATCACTTTTAATATCTATCTGCATAAAATTATCTAAAAAGAAAACTCTTATTTTTTCTCTTTTTCTTACCTCTTCCATAGCATATAACAATGTATCTATATCTCTATTTACTTCATTATTGAATATAAATATTTTATTACCATAAATCTTTTCTAATTCTTGAGCTTTTGCTTTAGTAACAAAGGTGTCTTTTACTATACTATTTCTATATTGCACTCTTACTAAATCTTTTTTATTAGATGCTTGAATATATAAATTATTTTTAAAATCTTCTTTCGTTTGTTCCCCATTAAAGAAAAACACTCTCTCTCCTTGTTCTATTGTTTTTTTTGCTATCATTGTCATAACTGTAGTTTTACCTGCATTTGTTAATCCTGTCCATATAGTTATAAGACCCATTTCAAATCCTGATGTATTATAATCTAAATCTTCTATTCCTGATAATACCCTTGACTTTGATGTATTATTGTATTTTACATCATCTAGTCTATAATATAATTCTTTAACTTCGGTTTTACCTAATATTTTAACTCTTTCATCATCTGTCATTTTTTAGCCTCCAAATATAACTTTATTTTATCGCTTTCATTTGTATTTGTAAATAATTCAAATTGATATTCTAGTTTTGATTGTTCATCATATAAATATTTTAATACTTCTAAATTGTGAAATTGTTTACATACTTCAATACATTTACTATTAGTTTGAATCTTATTGCATATATCTACTAAATTCTCATTATACCATTTAAACACTAATTCTTTTGCTTTTTGTTCCTCTTCTCTTTTTCTTTTAATATTAGCAAGTATTTCTTTTGTTTCATATTCATTGCCTATACTAATATTAAAATCATAACATAATATTTCTAATGCTCTATTAGGTGTTGTATTAAAATATTTTTCTATAAAGCTAATAATATCATAATGTGTACTATCTCCAAAATCATGTATTCCTTTACTAGATACACAAAAACTTGCTGTTCTTTCACTTCTAAATGGACTTTTATACCATATACCTGTTGAAGTTGTTTTAATTGGTGTACCTAAATATCTAGTAACAACTTCTTTATTAGTTAGCATTGTTTTTATTTCTTTAAACTTATTCATATCTTTTACTCCACATAATCTAATATATAGCTATTAAAGAATGTATCTCCATGTTTTATATATTGCTGTTCTATTTTATTATTTTCACATTCTTTAGCATATTTACGAACAGCATAATACATTTGCTCATCTGTTATTTTCCTAGTAATAGAATTAATCTTTCTACCTTTTAACCAACCGAAATAATATCCTTCTGCTTTAGACTTACCCTTTTTATTAGGATATTCTTTCCATATAAGCTCAAAATGATTTCTTAATTCTTCATCTTTTGATGAAGGTATATCTTCTTTTTTAGTATTTTGTTTATTAGTATTTAATTGTCCTTGATTTTCCACCGATGGATTTTCCACCCCTAGATTTTCCACCTCTGGTTTTTTGCTTTGTGGTTTTTCATAAATATTATACTCATATTCAAATTGTCCTTTTTTATTTTGTACTTTTAATATTTCTAAATATCCAAAATCTTTCAATTCATTTAATGTTGATTTTACAGCAGTTTCATTCTCTTTACATATAGTAACTAATCCCTCTATCGTATAATCCCAATCATTCGGTAATGATAACATTAAACTTAATAAACCTTTAGCTTTTAAGCTCATCTCTCTTTCTCTTAAATGGTAATTTGACATTACTGTATAATTATTTGTTTTTTCAATTCTAAATACTGACATTCTATTCTGCCCTCCTTTAGTCTTCAAGTAAATATTTTATAGTTTCTTCTAAATTAATTTCATTATCAAAATAATCATATATAGTATTAATAAGCCAATCGTACGAAACAAAATTGTCTTGTTGTGTTATTTTATATATTTCATCTCCGTCTGCTTCTAAAGGAATTTCTGTTTCTTTAGGTAGTTTTAATATTTTTGCTATAATATCAGTAATGCTATAGCCAAAATTTAACTCAATGTCATTTCCAAAAAATTTTGATTTATTTATTTTTTCTTCAAATTGATATTTCTTCTTTTCAATTTTTAGCATTTCTTTTAATACTTCAACACCATCAATTTCTCTCATATCTTTCTCCTTTCATCTAAATTTGACAAATTTCTATCACTATGTTATAATAAAAAAGATTTTTATAATTTTGTGCATTAATATAATTCACAAAACACTTAAATAGTATCAATAATAGTTAGGACTTGTCATACCACTAACTATTATTTTTTTGCATTTCATCATACTCTTTAGCATATTTATCTAGCATTTCTCTAACTGCTGTTGATAAGTCTTTTCCTTTTGTACTTAAATAAAATACTGCTTTTCTCTTGTTTTCTGTATCAACATTTCTTACATTTATATTTGCCATTTGTTTCACCTCTCTTTCATTATTTCATTACACTATTTATATAATACATTTTATTATTTGTCAATACTTTTTATAAAACTTTTTTAACTTTTTTTAGTAACAAAAAAGAGGTTATTTAACCCCTTTTTCATGGGCATACTTCTCTACTGCTCTACTTAAAGATACAGCCATAGGTACACCATCTCTTTCTTTTATTTTTTTTAATAATTGATATGTACTAGCATTTATTTTGACTGATAATTGTATCATTGCTTTCTCCTTTCTTAAAATGGTAAAGATTCTGAATCACTAAAATAATTTTCTTCTTGTTTTGGTTCATCTAATTTATTATATTCTGCTAAAATAATATCTGTAATTTGTTTTCTTGTTTCTGCATTTAATGGATAGCATATATCTTTATATTCTCCTTTTGCGTTCTTTTTATTTGGCATTGATATAAATAATCCATTCTTACCATTCATTATTAATATATTTGTTATTATAAAACAATCATCTATTGTTATACTAGCAACTCCTTTTAAATTATTATATTCTCTTTTAAATACTTTTGCTTTTATATTCATTTAATTTTCCTCCTTTATATTTAATTTTTCTTTTAAATCTTTTATAAAATAAAATATAAATCTTTTTCCGTCCTCTGATAATTCATTTAATTTGTATTCTTCTATTTGCAAATTTTTATCTATTTCTAATAATTCTTCTGCTAAATTTTTTTTATCATATACACCCATTATTTCTGTGCTTTCATAATTATATCTCACAACAATATAAATCATTTATTTATCATCTCCTTTAAATTCTTATTTCTTCAATTTCACAGCACAAAGTTGCTTCCTCTCCATCATAATATTTTTTCAAAAACATAAATAAACAATCTTCATTACAAAAATCATAATATTCATAACTCTCTATACTATCATTTCCCCAATCGTGATGATGTGTTGTTACTTTATAATAATGTTTTTGTTGTAAATATGTTCTTTTATAATCATTTTCGTTTTTTATAATTTTTTTACAATTATCACACTTTATTCCAACTTCAACTCTGTTAATTTGTGTTATTTTCTTATCTTTATATTCTTTCATTTTTAATCATCTCCTTTAATATAGGTCTATATTTCTTTTGATTTTTATGTACTACGTTTAAATGACAATTTCCGACACAAAATTATACAATTATCAACATTATTTGTTAAGTCTTTTCCACGACCGCATTATGTGATGTAAATGCAGATTTAAACTTGTACCACATAGCCTACATCTTCCTTTATCTCTTTGCATAACTTTGTTATATGTTTCTTCTGTTACTGTTATTCTTTTATTACTTACTTTTTTTATAGGCTTATTCACACGAGGTTCAAATTTAAGACATTTTTTACACTCATCTATATAAGTTATTGTTTTTGATAATTTGCACCTTAAATTGCCATTTAAACTCTTTGATAAATATTTACAATACATTTTATTTCTCACTTTCAAATAATGAATTAATTTCCTCTGGTGTTTTAGTTTCAATTCCTATTGCTTGACAATCCTGTACTACACCATCAATTAATCTTGCCATTTGCTTTTTGTTATAAGAGCTTGAGCCATAATAAGCATTTATAGGTATTTTTCCATTTTGTTCTATATCAACTATATCTATAAACCAAGCTATTCCTTTATCTTGCCACATCTTTTTAAATGTTTCAACATTGTCTTTTTCTATTTCCCAATGCCTAAATATGCCAAGCTCTTTTACTCTTTTTTTATATTCTTCTATTGTGTTTAAATTCATTTCAAAACATAATTTGCCTAATAATTCCCAAAAATAAGCATTAGCCTTGTTACTTCTTTTTTCTTTATATTCATCTATTTGATACAATTTTTCTTTGTCTAATTGCCACAAATATTTTGCTATTTCTTCTGGTGTTCCTATCATAAATTACTCCTTACAAAATATAACTTCTTTATTTTTTAAACATACTAGGTAAAATTCCACTTAATGCTATATCTTTATTAAAAGAAATCATTCTTTCATCTCCGTCGCATTCACAAGCTACTTTTCCTGTATGATAATATACAAAACATTCTTCTAATGTTATTTTGTTATAATTCATATTATTTTACCTCCTTTTGTTTTTTATATACAAATACTCTTATACCTTTATTATTTTTTATTGCTAATCCTGTTATAACTTTATTTGTTATCTCTATTGCTTCAACATTGAATCTTGTTTTTGTACTTATTTTCCCACTATTATCTTTTATTTCAAATAATTCTATTTGTTTTCCATTTTGTTCTGCATATCTTGGTATGAATATTGTAGGAGTTGTATATAATTCTCTTCCTATTCCTAAATTTACACAAGCTCTTTTAAAGCTATCACTTGCTTCGCCTTTTTCTTTTTCTGTGTAACTTTCTGCTCCAGCATCCCATTTTGTTATCCATTGTTTTTTTTCTGTATCCCATATTGATACTCCACAATATATATTTCCTTTTAATTCTTTATGGTCTCTTTGCCAATTTGTAGAGCCAAGTGTTTCATCTAATATATTCATATCGACACGAGCATCTTTATATAACAAAAGTATTAACCAATCTTTTGTTATTTGTGCAACTCTTACATCTATCTCATCTGCTTTTAAATCTCTAAATTCCATTTTTATCACTCCTTAATCTATTTTTAAATTCTTCTTTTAATGCTTTCTTTTTAATATAAACTAAATTTTCTTCTTCGTTTACTATTGCCATTTCATATACAAGTTGTTCATAGGTATATCTTGCAATTACTTCTTTATAATCATTTTCATTCATTCATCATACCTCCTAAATACTATATTATCTAAATCAATTAAATCCCAATAACACATATTACATATCCTCCATCTTGCAACCATTTACTTTATTAAATAGCTTTATTTCTCTATCTTCTAATTCTTGTATGTATAAATCTAGCATATTATATTCTGTTGTTGTTACAGTATCACAATCTTTCATACATTCTCTTGCAAGTCTTAATTGATTAATTGTTTCTTGTAATATTCCTAATTCTTCTTCCATTCTTCTTTAAACTCCTTTTCTAATTTAAAATAAATAGGTGCAATATCTTGTTTAATGTTTTCTCCAACATCTTTGTTAATAAATGTTTTTATAAATGCTAGTAAATTCATTTGTTCCATTCTTGTTAAACTTGTCATACCTTTTTCTCCTTTCTATCCAAAATATCCTATTGTGCTAATAAAACTAATTCCGCAAGTTGCTATTTTGTAAATTAAAAATCCTATTGTTAATACACTTGCCAATATTGTAAAATTTCTAAATGCTTTATCTGGGTTAAACCTCATCTTTCTTTTTTTCATTTTTATTTTCTCCTTTTAAATTATTTTATATTATTTTGTTTTTCATAAGCTGTTAATAGTTTTTCTAAAGCTTCATTTTCTAATATTGTTTGTTTATCCATTTTGTCTAACAAGCCTAATTGTTTGTTTTGATTGTATATCATTATTCTGTTCCTCAATATTTCTAAATCTTCCCTTTTCATTTTTATTTCCTCCTTTCAACTATAATTAGTATATACTACTTTTTACTACTTGTCAATACTTTTTATAAAATTTTTTAAAATTTTTTATTCTTACAGCCACAAGGGTTTTAGCGATTGCAATAAAAAAAGATGGAATAAATCCATCTTAAATTTGAGGTAATTTGTAAACTATATTTTTAGTTTTTGTCCAGGAAAAATTTTATTAGGGTTGCTTATGCCGTTTTTTCTTGCTATTTCTTGATAAGTTGTACCGTATTTTTTAGCGATACTTGATAAAGTATCTCCTCTTTTTACTGTATATATTCTTTCTTTTTTTACTGGTTTTTGACTTACTGTAGTTTTTGGTTTATAGTTTAATATTTCATTTACTTTATTTTGTACATCTTTATAATTGTATCCAGCTTCTTCTAATCTTTTTTTTCTATCTTCGCCATTTCCCCATTGTCCGCTAATAACTTCTCTTGCTATTTCATCAACAGATTTTTTATGTTCTATTTCTTTTGTATTTCCAATTTCAGCGATTAAATCTCTATACATATAGTTTGTATCAACTCGACCATTAATTCCGTCTATATGTCCATCTGATGAGTTTTGCCACATATCATATTCGCCCTCATATTTATTTGTACCTGCACAATATGTTGCTATCCAAGTTGTATATCTTCTTTTTATTTCATCTTTATTTAGATAATTGTCAAACCAATCTCTATTAGCATATACTCCAGCCCAAAATCCACCTTTTTCTATTTCTGTATTAAATGCTATTACAAGTTCTGTTAATTTGTCTTTACCCTCAACTTTTATTTCTTTATCTTCCATATCAATATATACTGGTAAATTTAAAGATTTATCTTGAAGATATTTTGCAACCTCTTGTCCTGCTAGTCTTGCATTTTCAACAGAATTTGTATAAGAATATACATATACTCCTACTGGTATATTTAATCTTTTACATTCATTATAATAAGTTTCAAATTTATCATCTAGCCAAAATTTCTTATTATCTCCACTATTTCCTAATTTTAAAATTATAAAATCAACTTGACTTTTTACTTTTTCAAAGTCAATGTCGCCATTATGGTGGCTAATATCTAGTCCAAATTTACTCATACTTATTCTCCTTTCAACTTTTTAAATAAGTCATTTACAAAATTAGCTCCTCTTGATACTATTATACCTGTTAATAAATAGCCTATTATAGGAACAATTAATTCTATTCCTACAATTTTAAAGATGTTTATTTGAGCTAATACACAGATAATCATAGATAATAATAAACTTCCTAGCATATTGATATTAAGTTTGTTTTTATCCCATATCATCTTTAGATTTTCCCATATTGCTTCAACTAATATTGCTATAATAATTAATTGTGCATAATCCATAGTTTACCTCCTTTCTTTTTAATATCCTATTGTCCATCCAGCATTTAAAAAAGATTGATAATTTGATAATCCTTGTATTTTTGACACTGGACACCAACTAGAAGCGAATCCAAGAGTAGCTAAAGTTTTCGTACCTGTATAGCTTGTTGCATTTATACACATTTGTAATATATTATTTAAACTTTCATTGGTTAATGATTCACAGTAATAAAATGCGTCTGCCCAATTTATCACTCTATTTGTATCTAACAAAGGTAAATCTTCTAATAATGTACAAGCATAAAACATTCTATACATATTGGTTACTTTACTTGTATCAAATTGTGGTATGGCAGTTAGCTTTTGACACATATAAAACATACTATCCATACTCGTTACATTACTTGTATCGACATCTGAAAGGTTAATTTCTTCTAATACTGTACATCCCATAAACATCTTATTCATATTAATTATATTATTTGCACTTTTAAAGGAAGCTTTTTTTAAATTAGGGCAAGATACAAAAAGATTTGCTAAAAATGATGTTGTAATGGTGGTAAAATCTACATTATTTACTTCTGTAATATAATTTTGTATTCCCATTTGATTAGAAACAGAAGCATCAACCTTTAGTGCAAAATCACTATTCCCAGGTACACCTAAAATTGTTATCCCACTAATTATATTTTTAGGCAACAATTTTGTGTCTTTTTCATTTTTTATTAATTCTAAATATTCTGATAATTCAGACATATTATACAACACCTCCTGCAATCATATTTCCTGTTCCAGAATTGTATAAGAAGTTTTCATTAACCTTATCATATAAGCAAACTTTATTGTTCATTTTATCTATTACAGGAATCCAATCTTTTATTAAAGTATCATTTTCATAGATTTGACAAGAATATAATTTATATTTACACAAATTAAATGGTTCTGTTCCATTATTAGCCATTGCTCCTAATAATAAATTATAATCAGCCGTAAAATTATTTACAGGAGTAAACTCAAAGGTTTCTGCTTCGTAATTATTTGTTAAATCTTTTATGTATATATTTCCATTATTAATTACTAAATTGAATTTAGTGGCAGTATAATTTCTAGTCGTTGAATATATTATCCTTCCATCATTTCCTATTTGTAGTATATTACCCTTATTATTATATAACCATGTAGCAAATCTGCCTGTATAAACCCAACCTCCATTAATGTATGTTGCTGTTCTTATACCAAATGGATTTTTATAATCTCCCCAATCAATAGATTCCATAATTATATCAATTTTAGTATTTTGATTTGGTTTATATCCTGTATCAATATATTGTGTTCCTGTTGATTCTATATATTGTAATTCGGTATATGGTATAAAATCTTCTAAAATACTTCTTGCAAGTTCAACATCTAGTAAATATTCTTCATGAGTTATATCTCCGCCACTACTAGACACATTTGTTGTTATTTCTACCTCATCTAATCCATCATATCCAGTATCTGGTGTTATCGTATTAGTTCCATTTTCTGTTATAGTAATTGATTTGTTTTGTAAATTTGGTGTTGGTATTGGCACATTTACATTAGCACTTGCATATTGGCTTACATCTGTTGTTCCATTTTGTATTATGTTTATAGAACCTGATGGGATTATTCCTGCATAAGTTCCTGTTAATTTTTGTCCATTAACATAAGCAGTTTTTCCTGTTACTATATCATTTGCAACAGCATTAGCATCTGTAGTATCTAAAACTTTTGAAGAACCTTGTACTCCTAAAATATTTATTCCACTTTTTATATTTTCAGGTTTTATTTTAGTACTCTTTTCTGTGAGTATTTGTTTAATTTTCGTATTTAGTATATCCATATTTATATCTCCTAAATTCCCAAAATATTATCTAAATCATCATTTGCTTCTGCGTATTCTTCATTTGTCAGTTTTCCTATTTCAATATCAACATTTGCACTTGCAAAGTTTGTTACATCATAAGTTCCATTTTCTGTTATTTCTTTTTGTCCCTGTGGCTCTATATAATTATTTGGAATAGGATTAACTGTTACTTGCGATAAAGCATAAATATTTTCATCTGGCAATATTGTTTGAATTTGTTTTGTTGGGGTAATTGTTTTTGATTGTATTTCAGGATAAACTTCTATGTATTCGGTTGTCTTATTTATTTTACCTTTTATTAATTGCTTATCAATGATTTTTCCGTTTAAACTTCCTTTTGCTACTATCATTCTTCCTCAACTCCTTCAGGATAAAGTCTAAAGATTTTTGCTCCTTTCTTGTCATATCCTATTATTGTTTGAGCTTGTGTGTCTGGATTTAATTGTATTTCATACCAATAATCAATAGGTTCATTTATAATTTCGCCTATTTTAGTATCTTCGGAAGTTAAAGATAAACTTACTTCTGTTGTTTTTTCATTAACAGTTATGTCTTTTTGAAGAACTATTGTAGAATAATCATCTTTTTTAAAAACTCCCAATCTTATAATATCTCCAACTTGAAATTCATAAGTACCATTATCTCCATCGGCACTTATTCCTAAAGTTGCTATATCTCCTCTTGTAATATGAATAGAAAAGTCTTTTTCTATTTTAAACATCTTTTCATTCTCCTCTCTTTAAATTTCAAACTTATTATACCATATTTTTAATTTTCTGTAAATTGAACAAAAAAGAGGTTATTAAAACCCCTTTTCTTCTAAATATAAATTTACTATTCTATTGATAGAACCATTACTTAAAGCAACCTCAATATTTTATTTTTAATCTGTCTTATTATTCTATTAGTTGTAGCAGTAGATATATGTTCTTCTAAACTTATTTGTACTATTGACTGTCTACCGTTTAAATCTATTAATCTACTAAATACTTTTCTTTGTATATCATTAAATCTTGCGTTTTTCAAAATATATTCTAGTTCTGGAGTAGTAAAATCAAAATTAATTTTATTTTCTTTTTCTTCTTCTAACCCTTTTCCCATTGGCTTTTCTCCTTATGGTTACTCTTTTTGTTTGTCTTGCATAACCCATAACTTACACCTCTATTCTATATTTTGTGTTATAGTTGAATTATCATTATAATATGCTTCCTGTGTTTGTTCTTCTGTAGTAGTTTCAAATTGATTTTCATAAATAAAGAATCCAATTATCATAGCAAGTATTACACCTATTAAGATAATTATTATTATATCTTTTCTTTTGCTTTGTGCCTTTAGTTCTTTCATCATCTCAAGTGCAAGTGTTTCTTTTTCCATAATAATCACTCCTTTATTTTGCAATTTTTATTGCTGGTAATTTTAAGACTTCATCAACTAATACATTTACACCGTGATTTCCACCTAATGCAGTATATTGTTCGAATAAATCACATAAACAACTTCTTGCATAATCAGGTAAATATCCTAATGATTGATAATTTTCACATTTGCTTACTATTTGTGAACGAAGTAAAATCATCATAGATTTTTCCATTACTTTATTGTTGTTGTCATTCTCTTGTAATTTAATATTTACATCATTTTTAAATGCTAATAATGTTTTATCACTATCTTTTGATTTCTTGTTTGCGTGTGTTTGTATTAATACCGTAACAAAACTTAAAACGGCAGTTATTATTACTCCTGCTTGTGTTATTAAGCCCATAATATAAGGATTTCCTTGCATTTTATTTCCTCCTACGTTTGATAAATTTATTATACCACTATTTTACAATTTACGCAACTTACTTTCTTATAAAAGCTTTTATTCCGTTTATATTGTCTTTACAACATAACTCTTATATTTATAGGAATTATTGTTTTATCCCCATTTGATGAAAATAATTTATCTGTTGAATTAAATAATTTAATCATTTACATCACCTACTTTACGATAATAAATATTCAAATTCTCCATTAATTTCATCATTTTCATCAATAGGATAGTTGCCGTTTTTATAAGTATCAAAATATACTTTACATCTCATTGGATTTTCAGATGTAAACACACCTAAATTTCCTTGATAATTTTCATTCATATAACCTTTTATATTATTAACAGTAATTGTACCATACAATGTTGAAATTGTTGCAGATGTATTATTTTTTGAATTATTACTAATTGACGCTGAAGGTGGTGTATCAAAATAAGAATTATTAAACATAATATGTTTTATGATATTATTTCTACAACCTATTAATCCTCCATTTGTTGCTCTTTGTAAAGAAGTTGATGTTACTGCTTTATAATTACAACTAACTTTAATTTTATTTTTTTCTATAAATAATGTAACAAATCTATCAAAAACTTTATTTTTTGTTATTTCATCATATATAGATGATTTCATTAATATTGTCATATTATCACCAGAAATATTATTTATTTCATTTAATTGATAATTTTGACCATTTATAGATACATTTATATAATCTGTTGTTTCATCTCCATGAACACCACCAATAAAATCGTTATTTGTTGTAAGTTTTACAGGTCCAATAATGTCAGTACCTTCAGGAACTATTACATTATCTCCTTTTTTTATTTCTTTTAAATTCCAGTTATTTGCATTTGTTGTTGCGTCAACTGTTTTAAATAGTGTTACATTAAATTGTCCGAATGTTATTTTATAATTTGTATTATTAATTTTTTGCATTGATACATTATCCGAATTTAATTCAACATATTTTTTAAATGGGTAATATTGAGAAATATTTTCATTTTTAGAAATTGCATATAAATTTTCAATTGTTAAATTTGATGATTTTGAACAGTTAAAAATAACATATCCATTATGATTTGAAGTATATATATTATTATTTATATTTTCTCTTTCAATTCTATTACCATTTTCATCATATTTTGTTACTTGTAAAAATAAAGGTACATTGTCAGTTACACCAAAATATTTTGAATAAAATATATCTCCTATTTTACATTCAATTGGATTAGTTAAAAAATATGTGTTTGAATTTCCTGTAATTAATCCAGAACTATTTAAATAAGCATTTAATAAACAATTTTCATAATCAAAATAATTATGTTGTTTTGTAATATCTTCAATATTTTTCTTATTATTTAATATTGTTTTTTCAAAATTTAATTTATATTCATAATTTGGTTTAGTATATTTAGGTAATTTTTTCCACAAAACAATATCATTTATACTTAATAAAGTAGATTTTTTTCTAATTGTAAACTTTACAAAACAATTTTCAGTTGCTGTAAAATGATTAGAAGATATAGGATTTATTCTTTCAATAAAATTACCTTGAAAATCACATATATTAACTTTCTCTATTGAAGCATATTCTACATTAATATTTGAACAATAAATTGTTTCTCCAGATTTTAAAAATATTAAATTACTTGTTAAATACTCATTATTTTCTATCCAATTTCCTGAACCATCATAATATTTATTATCAACAATATTATTTATGTCAAAATAATTTTCTGTTTCAACAATTGGATTTAATCTATCTCCAACACTTTTCGAATTTGATATTTGATTATTTTGTGTTAATGTGCTGTCATAAACAAGTGAAGCACTTTGATAAACTCCACCACTTACCCAAGCAGTACCATTATAATAATACCAATTGCCATCAGTAGTATTTACATATACTCTACTTGTATCAGTCATTTCACTTACAGAACTTGCTACTAAAGGACTTCCACTTGCTAAACTATTTATTTGATTTTGTAAATTTTCAGTTACTAATTGTCTATTAGTAATTTCTACATTTAAGTTATTTTCTATTGTTGTTATATTATTATCAATATCTCCTACTTCTTCATCTATTTTATCCCAATTATCATTTAAAGCTGTTTTTACATCAAAAGCATTTGTATTTGTTGCGGGATTATCGTGTTTAAATAATCCTAAATTTGTTGTTGTACTCATTATCTATCTCCTTTCTTTTTACCAATTATCTTGAACTTCTACTAATATTCCGCCTCTAAAGACTAATCTTTTCCAAACCTGTGCCGTTACTTGTCCACTTGAGTTTACTGTTAAACTTGTCAATACTGGAATATTAACAGTTTGACCAATATAATTTCCAACTTGATAACTTCCTAAATCGTTTGAAGTTGCAAAAAAGTCAGATGTTGTTGTTACAGAATGTAATGAACTTACATATAAAATTGCTATTCTATCAGAACTACTTGAAGCTATACTGTTTCCTGCAACACTACAATTATCTCTTACTGTGCAATTATCAAAAGTTCCGCTTGTTGCTGTTACAGTACCATTAAAACTTCCGCTTGTTGCGTTTACTACTCCATTAATAGTTGCATCATTGCAAGTCATATTTCCATTAGCATCAACATTAAACTTATTGCTTGATATTGTTACATTATCTCCAGTTAAATCTATGTTTTTTCCGTGCAAGTGATATTTTGTTTGCTTCAATTTGTATTTGTTCAGCAGTTTGATTAATTTTTGAAATAATTTCATCATTTCCCACCTTTTTACTTACTTCTGTATGTATTCCTGTTACATCTATTTGTAAGCTTGATATATTTTCTTCATTTGCATCAACTCTTGATACTGTTGCTGTTATTTGTTGTTGTTGCTTATCTACAATCAAATTGGTTTGATTTATTTTTTGGTCTGTTTTATCTGCCTTTGTATAGTCTGTTTCGCACTGTTCTGGCATTTCTGTGTATATTTGTTCTTCTAGTCCTTGTGTTATATCTATTTCATCATTCAACATTAGGCATTTGTAAACATTGCTTCCTACCTGTATATTATATATATCTCCTACTTCTAAATATGTTATTCCTGTTGATTTTAAATCTATTATATAATATTCTATTCCGTTTAAAGCATCTAATATTCCTTGTAAATAATCACTTCTATCATTAAAGTTCATTATTTGATTGTTTTTTATTTTTATTTCACATAATCCGTTTTGTTGCACACTTTCTTCATCTCTTAAATATACATTGTCACTTTCAGCACTTCTGCTTAAAACAATCGAATTGATTTTTCCATATTTTTTTGCAAAAGACACATCTACATCTTTTAAATAATCTTCACTTATTGTTTCGTTTGTTTCATTTATATATTTCACTTCTAATTTATTTAATTTATTTATACAAATTATACTTCCAGTTGCCTGTGCAATTTCGTCTAAAATATCTCTATAAGTATATTCTAAATTTTGATATAAGTCTGTTTGTATTTCTTTATCCTGATTATAAAAATTAGTTATTTTAAAATCAAGTCCTACTTTGTTACATAATGCTATTAAGTAATTTTTTATTGATATAGGATAAGTTATTTCTAAAGGTTCATATTGTTTCATTGTAAAAATCATTTTATCAAAACATTTGTGTAAATAATTATTTGTATCTGCATTATATTCTGGCTCTTCTGTTACTAAATAATCCCCTAAATCAACATATTCAAAACCTTGTAACATTCTTACTTCTGTACTATTTAATCTATCAACCTTCATTTGATGTACTTCTTGAACTGTATATCCTTCATCAACTAACACTCCAAATCTTACATTTACCCAAGTGTTTTTTTGTACTTTTATATAACTTTCAAAATTTAACTGTTTCATAACAGACTTTAATAAATTTGAATTTACAATAGGTGTTACAGAAAAAAGGTCATCATTGGTAAGCATCTTGTTGGTTCCGTTTTCTGTATATGTTATCATAACATCTAGTTGTCTACCATATTGCTTTATAGCTTCTTTAAATGCTCCACTTACTTGTTTCATATTATCGCCTCCTATCTGTTGCTATAAATGATAATTCAAAAGTATCTGCTTTATCCATATTTTTATATGTTGTTTCCCAATCTCCTGTATATGTTGTCATTGTAACATCTGCGTTTTTATTTGGGTCTCTATATTGTATTGTTTGTCTAGGATTATCAAAATGAGGAGCTAAATATATAAGTTCTGCATCTGTTAATTTTCTAAAGCTCATTATTATTTTAGGAAATATACCTATTAATGTTCCACTCATCTGTCCGCTTAATGTTCTTCCTGTATCACTACTCCACAACTTATTATATTGATACTTTACTTGTGTTAAGTATTGTCCCATTGATATTCCATCCATATACAAACTGTCTTTATTTATAAACATTATTTAGCTCCTTTCTATAAATTATATGCAAAACTATCTTCTGCATTTATTCTTCGCATTTCTCTTGCTATTTGTCTATTTCCTACTTTTGTTATGTTTGTTAAGTTTACTACTACATTTCTTCCTATTTCTGCTCCTAATTGTGCCATTGCTTGATTATCATCTAATGGAATAATTCCTTCGTGTCCTGCTTCTCCAGCTATTGCACTTCCTCCAGCAACTAATGTTCCTTTATTTGGCATATTTACAATTGCTCCTGTTTTTAATCTAGGCAAATTAAATGTTGGTAGTGTATTTAAGTTTATTCCTGGTACTGCATTTATTACACCAATTAGTCTATTTACCGCTCTTATAGGAGAATTTAATACTCTTTCTATTGTGCCTAAAACACCATTTACTATTGCTTTAAATACATTTGAAATTGTTTCTCCAACTCTACTTGCAATATCTTTAACACTATTCCAAGCTATTTGCAATACAGTTTCTAATGTGTTCTTTATCCAATCCCATATTCCACCGAATATCTTTTTAACACCTTCCCAAGCTTTTTCCCAATCTCCACTAAATACACCTGTTACAAATTCTATAATTCCGTCTAATATTTGTTTTATATTCTTAAATGTCATATCAAACCAATCAAGTATCAATTGTAAGTTTTCAACAAATGTGTCATAAATATTTCCTATAGTATCGCCAAACATTTCATGAACCCAATCGGATTTTCCTTTAAGCCAATCAATTCCGCCTTGTAAAAACTCTTTTATTTTATCCCAATTTTTTATTATTAATCCTAATATAACAGCAATTGCTCCAGCTACAATTAAAGGAACATTTCCTATTAATAATCCTAAACCAAGTACCGCTTCTCCAATTCCTTTTACTATTCCACCAAAGTTATCCCAACTAGGGTCTTTTAAATAATCCATTAATGAGCTAACTGTGTCTATAACACCTTTTATCATAAGTCCTATACCTAACCCTTGTATTCCACTTGCACCTAATTTTATTGCTATTAGCCCTCCAGCTATACCTGCTAATGTTGATAATATTTCATCTTTATGGTCTATTATCCATTGTAACCAAGCTGGTGGTTCTCCTTGCATTGCACTTAAATCAAAGCTAGGCATTCCAACCCCACCAGCTCCTGCACTTGTCCCTGTGTCTGACTGGTCTGTTAGCATATTAATTTCATCAAATCCTGCTAGTTGTTTCTTTATTTCTTTTACTGCTTTACTAGCTCCACTTGCTCCAGCTTTCATTTTATTAAAGTTTTCTGCACTACCTCTTGCAAATAAGTTTATTCCAAACCAAGCCTGCATTATTGCATTTATATATCCTAATAATTTCGCTGCTAAATTTACTATCCATTGTAAAACTGGTGCTATCATTTGTGTTAAAGCATATCTTATGTACTCCAAATTTGTTGCATATTGTTGGTCGTAACTTGCTAAATCACTTGATGCTCTTCTTAAAAACATAAATGCACTTCTTATTCCAAATATTCCTAATGCTAATCTTGCTACGTGTTTTACTGTACTTTGTATAGAACTTCCAACACTATTAAAGCTATTTTTTAGCTTTTCAACATCTGCTACTTGCTTTTGTATTTTTACATTTTCTATTTTTTGTTTATATTCACTTACTTTTGCATTTATTTCATCATATCTATATTTAGTTTGTGCTACTTTTTGCTCTATTGCATTTTGTTTAGTTAAAGCTTTATCAAAACTTGCTCCTAATTGTTCTAATGAGCCATAAGTGTTTTGTAAATCTTGAAATGTTGTAAATTCTTTTGGTGTTGCCTGTCCTGTTGCTAATCTATCTTGTACTTCTTTTAGTCTTTGATAGGCATCTGCTAAAGCATCCGTTTTTTGTCTTGCTTTATCTAATTCTTCTTGTTGACTTCCTAATTTTGCATCTATAACTATTTTTTTATCTTCTTCTTTTTTCATTTTCTTTTCTAAATCTGATATTTGTCTATCAAACTTATCTGTATCTAATCTTGTGCCTATTGTTATTTCGCCGTCCACTTTACAACCTCCTTTCTAAATTTCTATCCCTAAAGACTTGTAAAATGCCTTTGCACTTTCTTCTTGTTCTTTTGTCATCTCGATTTCTTTTTGTTTACAATATTTTTGACTTAATAGTTTTTGTGCTTCTATTAATCTCTGTCTTTGTTTATTGTCCTTTATCTCCTTTGGCTCTTGATTTAATATACTTATTATTCTGTTTAATATACAACAATTTCCAAATTCACTTGTACTTAAGCTTTCTAAATCATTATAAAAATCATACCAATGTAAATATTCTAATTCATAAGGGTCGTATTTATAATCAAATTTAAAACTTGCTTTTATTAAACCTATACACTTATTAAAATCTAACTCGTATTTTTCGTGAGGTTCGTTTTTAGCCTCTTTTTTGTCGTTACCTAATAAAAGATACTTCATACCTAATTCAAGTAGCTTATTTTGGTTTTTGCAGTCTAATCCGTTCTTCTCCAAATAACTTATAAATTATTGCTAATGCTCTTTCATATTCTCCAATAGATTTATCTTCTGCAATATTATTACATTCTAAAGCTACTCTAAAATCTGTATTAATTTTATATAATTTATCATCTACTTTTACATATTGTGGATTATTCAATTACATCATCTCGTTTTGCTTTATTAGAATATTTTGCCATTATATCTTTCTTTATATCTTCTGCTTTTATTTGTAATTTAGGAAGTATTGCTTTTTCTATTATTTCATCTATTTCATCTAGTCTTGCTAAAGTTAATTTTCTACCATTTAATAGCTTTTTAACTCCATCTTTTCCTAAAAACATATCATATATTTCAGCTTCTTTTTTATAAAATTCGTTTGTTGCTTTTATTTTAGCTTCTTCATTTGAGCTAAATAGTTTCTTGCCTTTATGGTCTTGCTTTTTATCAATTATTGTATATTGATTTTTTAAGTATTCTCTATTCTTTTTATCTGCTTCTGCCATATCTTGCAATATTAATAAATAATCTAAATCTCCTAAATTAAACTCTAAAAAGTTTCCTGTATCATTTCCATCTTCATCTTTTATTTTCAATCTTAAAATGTCTTTTGCCTTTTTAAGTTGAATCTCATTATCGCTTTTGATATTAATCTCTGCTTCCATAAATCTAATTCCTCCTTATATTTAAAAAAGACAAAGGCAAATATTATGCCTATGCCTTTTCGGTTTTGTTTTTATAAACTTGGTGTAAATGTTGGTACTCCATCTGCTATTGCAACAGTTCCATTTACTGGGTCTCCATCATAATATATATCATATTCGATTTCTTCTCCAGAATAAGAAGTAACTGTTATTATTGCATCACTTTGTTTTGCACTATAACTTCCTGTGCTTCCGCTCCAAGTATCAACATCTAATACTTTAGTTTTATAATTTAATTGGTCACGACCTTGAGCTATAAATTCAAATTCAGGGTCATTTTTGTAACATTTTTGTGTTACTGAACCTTGTTTTTGATTTGATGTGTGGTCGTTTCTTGCATTATCTTCTACAATCCATTTTTCTGTATCTACTTGTGGATTATATGATACTGCATATTCATTTACTCCAACACCTAGAACAGCCCAAGTTCTTGAATTTCCACTTGGTGTTGTATCTAAATATGTAATGAATTGACTTCTTTTAATCTTTTCAATATTTTCTGGTATTACTGCTAATCCCATTCTTTAATCCTCCTTTTTAAAATAATTTTGTATTTGCTTTGGTGTTAGAGGCTCAATAAAACCTTTTTGATTTAACATAACTAAATCTTCTTGATTTTTTACTTCTATTTCATCGCCTTTATCATAGAATATTCCATTATATTGGCAATTTATTTTTGCTATTGGTTTCATTTTACACCTCCCTATATTCTATTTGTAGTTGTATATCGAACTCTGCTGTGTTTGTATTCGCATTATTCATTGTCCCACAATTTAAACAACTTATGCTTTGTATTCCTTGTATATCTGGTAAATCATTGCTATCATTCTTTTGCTTAATTATCTTTTCAAATGTTTCATAAAATCCTATGTTTTCTATATTAGTCATTGTATCAGCACTATAATTCATACGGCTTCTAAATGAATATACATCTCTTTTTAAAAAGTTGCCTATTATCCATTGTTCTGTTGTTGGATTTACTGGTATTTTATCTAGTGAATAATTATTAGGCTCATCACTTAAAAAGTTTATATTCATTTCTCCATATTGTCCTATTAATTCAGTTATTATATCCATTAAATATGCTCTTAATTTTGTTACTCTTAAATTACCTATTTCCATGTTTTCTCACCTCATCTTGGACTTCTTTAACAACATCTTGCATTTCAGCACTAACCATTCTTTTATCCCAATATGGTCCTGTACCTGGTGTTGTATAATGGTCTTCTGGAAATTGATTCACATATTGATAATGTGCATATCCTTGTTCATAGGTTATATAATCTGCACCCATATCCCAAGTATCTCTTAATGCACCCGTATCCATTGGAATATATTTATCCATATGCTTTCTACAAGTATCTGTAAAGAATCTTTGTACTCTACCTCCAGGATTTATACCTAAATCAGCTTTTATTTGACTTATAGGCTTCATTTTCATTTTATTTTCCTCCTAAATGAACGTGTGGATTATTTCCATATTCATTTATAGTTATGCTTGTTACATTATAAAATTCTTCACCTTGTAAATCACTTTGCTTTTCTATATTAGGTTGTATGCCTATTGCTATAATATCTCCAATTGTAAATAAGTCTTTATTATCTACATATTCCATTGGTATTCTTATATTTACATCATTGGCATTTTCATATCCTTTATTGATAGAACTGCCTTTTCCTCCAAAGTGCCATACACTCTCAAATACATATCTATTCCATACTGGTAATTTATTATTATCTAGTGTTTTGTGATAATAAGTTATACTTCCATTTGTTATCATAGCTTACACCCCCACATATAAATATGGTGTGCCATCTTCTAAATAACATTCTGCTAAATATGTTTTTATTATGCCCTTAATGTCGTTTATTTTGGCTTTTAAGACATTTTCACTAGCTCCACTATAACTTATACTATAGCCATCTGTGCTTTCACTAGAAATTGATTTGTTTTGTGCATTATATGAATTATAAGTCTCTAGCAACTCAATTAATTTATACTCGCATATTTTAACTTCATTAATTTGTTCATCTAAATCTTTTAGTCTACCGAATGTATATTTATCAATGTTTTTTTGTGCTTCTAACTCTAACATATCAAAAGGTGTCTCTTCAAGAGTACCACCTAATTCTTGATATTCGTCATATGTCAAGTATTGTTTTGTAAACTCCATTATAGACACCTCCGTTTTAATCTTCTTTTATTTTTCTTTTCTTAATTGACTTTATTTCTTCATCATCTTTTTCAACTTTATTTAATTGTGGTTCTTTGTATGGCATATATCCTAAAGCCTTAAATGTTTTTTCATATCTTTGTGGTGTTGTTATTATTATATTTTCGCCTAATATATATTTTTCCATAGTAAATCACCTCTAATTAAGAAGCTGATACAGCAAATTGTGCAACTACTACTTTGCTTTCATCTGTTAAGGCTGCAACATAATGTTCATCTGCTCCAATTAGTGTTGTATAATTTCCTAATTTTCTTTCAGTTTCAACATTAGCATTTCTCTTTAAATAAATTGTTACTGCTGCTGTTTCATCTCCTGTTTGTTCCTCTGGTTTTAATTGTACAATTGGATTTGCATAATATGCTTTTGTTGCTGCTAGAACATAATCTCCAATCTTAACAGGTACTTTTGTCTTTCCTTGATATGTTGCTATATTATTTGCTGTTACTGCTGTTGCTCCTGATGTTGTGCTTGGAACTATATCATATTCAACTTTATTTATTTTCTTTGATGGAACTATTCTTGTATTAGCTATCATTCCAATTTCTCCACGCATTATAACATTGTTATTGTATTTATCATTAGAAATAAAGTTTGAGTCTTTTCTTAATGTTGATACTTGTGATGGAGAAATAAATGCAACTTTTTCTACATTTTCTTCTTCTTGGAATAAGTCAAGAGCCTCAACAAATCCATTGTAAGAAATTACTCCTGCTGTTTTATCAGCAACAAGTGAAGCTCCTTTTAATTCGTCCATAACATCTTGGTCTACTTTAGAAGCTAATGCTAATCCTAATTGATTATTTGTTTCTCCTACTGGGTTTCCATATCCAGATAGAACTGCTTCATCTGTTAATCTTACTTGTTTTACAGCTTTTTTAATTGTATATTCTGCTGTTGTTGTCTCTAATTTAGTTTCAGTTGCATCTGCTCCTTCTGCTAAATCTTCTGCGTCTCCTATAAAAGCATATTTTGGTACAGTAATTGTACTTCCTGGTCTTCCTTGTAAAGTTGTATCAATTTTTGCAAATGGTGTTGCTACTATTGCACTTTGTAATTTTGCACTTATCATTGGTGCCATAACTTCTGGGTCAATTAAATTTTCTAATTTTGTTAATGCCATTTTTAAATCCTCCTTTAATTATTATTATATTTCTTAAATAATTCTGGATTGCTTTCTTTCAATTCTACTCTCTGATTATATGACATCTTATCAAAAGTTTCTTTAGATACTGTATTATCAATATCTCCCATAGGTGTCATATCTTGGAATTGATTAGGATTTTCAAATATTCCTGCTTTATTCTTTGTCAATTCTTCAAATATGTCTTTTATTCCTTTACCTTGGTTTTCTTCTTTTTTCATTTCTGCCTTTATATCAGATAGCAATCCGTTTTTTGCATACTCACTACTAAACTTTCTATCTCCAAAAACTGCTAAAATATTATTATTTAATGTTTGTTCAGCTTTTGTTGCTTTTTCTTGTTCTATTCTAGCCGTTTCCTTTGCTTCAAAATCAGTAATTTTTTGCTTTAGATTTTCCATTTCTTCAGATGATGGAGCTTTTTCTATTTGTCCTTTTAAATCATCAATAGTTGTTTTATAGCTTTCAATGTCTTTTTTGTATTGTTCTTCTATTTTAGTTTTTTCATTTTCTACAACTTTACCACTTTCAGCTATAATACTTTTAATTTCATCTTTTGACAATTTAACCTTGCTCTCTCCAATCTCTAAATCTGTTAAAAAATCCTTTAAACTCATAATATATCCTCCTCGACTTTTTCCGTTGGTAGTCTCCAACATAGATTCAATATTTTATATAAACAGTTTATAAACAAAACTGATAAAACCTAAATAAAAAGAGCCTAGAAATTAATCTTGGCTCTTTGGCTCTACTGTTATTTTATTTATTGGTATTTTCTTTTCTTCTTTGCAACTTTTACAATACAAATATAAATATCCTTCTTTGTATCTGCAAAGTAATTTACCGCAACAACATTTTATATTCATTTGTTACCTCACTTGCATTATAACACACTTTTTAAAATCGTGCAACTCACATCATTCTCCTTGATTTTCTTCTAGGCTTTTCTATTTCCTCAACCTCATCTTTCAATATTTTTATGGCTTTTTTATCCTTTAAAAACTCTGCTCTTTCTTTATCTACATAGTATATTTGATTATAACTTATAAATTCTCCTAGTTTTGTATCATTATATCCTGTTTCTAATATACATTGTACTTTTACTAAATTATCCATATTTTACACCTCCTTTTAAGTTTTAACTCTATGATATCCTGCTACTTGCATTCTCTGCTTTTTAGGCAATAATCCACTTACTTTGCATAAATCATTATATTTGCTTGTTAATAATCTTATTTTATTTTGACTTTGTTCTACTAACTCATTATCTCCACTTGCTCTTGCTAGTATTTGTGTATCTTTTTGTTTTCTTATATTAAGTTCTATTCGCCTTTGTAACTGCGTTCCGTTCGTACATAGTATAATGTTTACCCTCAAACTCAAAACCACTTAAATTTGATTCTCGTATGTCATTTAATTGCTTATCTGTATATTCTGGCTTACTTACTCCTAAAACTATACTAAATATTTTGTGATAACAATTATATTCTCCAATATGTCTCTTATCTGCTCCATCATATTTATTGCCTTGATAATCTGTTGCTATTTCTCCATTTTCTAGTTTGTCATATTCTTCTATACTAAATTGTCTACCTTGGATATCTTGATGGTCAACCGCTGGATTACTATGGACTGATATTTCTATTCCATCCGCATTATATTCTTCGCCAAATCTTCGACTTGTTTCGTTATTTAAAGCTCTCATTCCATCTAGTATATTCATTCTTACTGCACTATCTAGTCGCCTTGTTCTACCGCTTTCATATTGTACTAAACCACTTCCGCCTAATTCTTTTAGTGTTTGTCTCATACTAGAATAAAAGTCTTGTTTGCCTTGACTTATACTTAATATTGCCTTATCTATTGTGTCTTGATACACTTGTTGCAATTGCTTAAATGTTCCATCTTGTATAAATCCTATTACACTTGTATTTGATATATTCCTATACATATCTGCCGTTATACTTGCTAAACTTTTAACCATATTCTGCAATGCTATATCTTTTTTATATGGAATATAATCAATGCCTCTATACTTATAAAATTGTTTTGCAAATTGTTTATTATTCTTTGCCACTTCTTCAAATATCTTGTATATATCTTGTACGTTTTTGCCACTTACTCTTGCTAATTCTTTTGCTATTTCGTTATAAGTTCCCCCATATTTCAATATTTGCTGAATCTGATAGGCTTGGTTAGGTGTTAATGTGCTTATTTGTTTTATTGCTTCACCTATTTTCTTTAAAATACTACTGTTAGCTTCTTCAATACGATTTGTTAATCTTTCACTTAAAGTCTCCTCAACTTCCTGACTTAACATTTTCTACCTCCTCTGCATATTTCCAAATATAGCCACCAGAAGTCTTATAGTGTGGTTTATTTTGACAACATTTACCAATATGGGCATTACTTATTCCTAATTCTCTTTCAACCTGTTTTGCACTTTCCCATTGTTTTAAAAATTCCCCATTTTTATCATACTGATTTACTTTTTTACTTGTTTTTGGATTATTTATCAATGCTTTGGATATTTTATTTAATCTTGTTCCATAATTATTGTTGTACTTATGTGTACACCATTCTAAATTATCAACACAATTGTTAAATTTATTTTCATCTTTATGATTTACACAAGGATAATTATTTGGATTTGGTATAAATGCTTCAGCTACTAATCTATGAACCGTTTTACTTTTCTGTGTTTTTCCATCACATAAACTTACAATTAAATACTTATTTGAAATTTTTTGCTCTTTTATTTTGCCTTTTTTTGTTACAATACTATTATTTCTAAGTCCACATTTTACACGTCTGTCTAAACTTTTTACATTTCCCAAATTGCTCACTTGATATAATCCTTCATAGCCTTTAACATCTTTCCAAATTTCT